GTCAACAACTTACAGCTACCGCAAACGCAGGAACAGCAGTTTCCTTCGGTAGAGGTAGAACTACCGCTTCTTACCCTGAGCAAGTCTTCACCTTCACTTCTGCTGCTGGTAGCGTCTATGGTTACTACCTAGCACGTGCAAACAACATGCCTGTAACACTTCACGGTGTTCTAGATGGCGGTTCTGTTGCTGCTGGTACTCAGATTACTAAGACTGGTTGTAAGGGTGTTATCGGTGCTGATTACCTCAATCTCCTTGACGTTGATCTAACTCCAACTATTACTGCTGGTGTTTCTGGTACATTTGAAATTGCTGTTGACTCTGCAACAAATATCGCTGCTGGTCAAAGAGTTTCTGGTACTGGTATTGCTTCTGAAACTCGTGTAGTTGGTATTCAAGGCACAACTGTTTACCTAGACAAAGCACTCACAGGTGCTGCTTCTGGTACAGCAACATTCAAAGTTAACGTTGCAGAAAACCTCACCGTTGGTCAGAGAGTTTCTCAGACTGCAACTCCAAATGGTATCGCTGCTAACACAACGATCGTTGGTATTGACTACGAGACTCTCACTGGTGAGATTGGTCCTCGCGTTTACCTCAGCAACCAACTAGTTGATAACATTCAGGTATCAAACGGTAACGACTCTGTTCTATTTGACTTCTCTGTTGTTACAACCGATCCTGGTGGTTCCGCAGTTGATCATGGTCTAAACCCTGGCGACGTTATCTACATCGCACAAGGTAGCACCAGCAGCTGCACTGCAGCACACTACACTGTGTTTGAAACTCCTTCATCATCAACTTTCACTACCACTCCTGCATTGGATGGTACTGGTGATGTAACTCTACACAGCAGCATCTTCTTCGCTGAAAGATTCACGAATGGTCCATACGCTATTCAAAACAACGGTGACCAGATCAAAGTTACTCTAAACGTAAGCTTGGACTGATACTATATACTTCAGACCCAATCTTTATTCTTCTTTCTGTGGGGGTTGCAATTTGCAATCCCCATTTTTTATGTTTCTGTAGTGTATGGCTGTATTCTCTTTCATATCGGGAATAGAATCACAAACAGTTGGACAGTATTCCAGCTTCACTTTAAGCAGCCTTGCAACTAGACAGATTCAAAGTTTCACCAAAGCAGACGCAAGAGGTCTATTTGGTTTTATTTCAAGTGAAGAGAGCGTATCTTATTGTTATGAACCAAGTGTTATTGATAGGTATTTTGAACTTGATTACGGATTAATAACCGCAAATCATACCACATCAATTAACAACGGAAGTATTACAGACAAGAACCGTACTCTAGAAGATTACGGAAGAATTTATTATGTCACTAATGTTGAATCCTTCGGATTTGTTAAGGTAGTAGATGGTGCCTCATGGAAGGCAACTAACAGTTACGAAGGTCTTGGAATTGCGTTTACCTTTGGTAGACAAACTTCACCAACAGTATATGGATACATTACTGATGGTAAGGTCCGATGTAGTGGCACTGCGGATCCTGCGTTCTCTCCTGTCGTCAATGGCAGGGGAGGACCCTCCGTTCATGGCGATGGTGCCATTGGAATTACTGCTATCACTAGTGGTAGTGGAAATCTATTTACATTTGCGAACGCAGAAGATTCATTCTTGCCGACGTGGACCAGTCGTGGATACCTGGGCAGAATTACAGGTGCTGCATATGTATTGCAGAGAAATGCACACGATACAGAAGGAACTCTATTCGCACTTTCTGGAGGAGACGAGAGAAAACTCTTCCAGTATTATGGATCTGGAACTATCAATATTCTGGCAAGAAAACCAGAAGAATATAGATTATCAGAACTTGCAAATTACACTCTTGGAATTCATCCTGGTCTGGATGCAAATCTACCGCTGGGTCAGATTGAATTCTATGAAGGGCATACCAACATCGGTAGCGTCCAACTAAGACATTTAATAAAAGAATTCTCTCACGAGAAGCATACTGAGGTATACACCGAAGAATCAATCAACTACTTTGAGAAAGTTGATCATGGTGTAATTGATGTATGTACGACTACACAAACAATTACTGGTTCTGTATCAGGAAATGCAACGGGATGCATTGTCTCTGTAAATGGTACAGCAAGTATTGCTCCTGGTCAGTCATTTAGAACTGCTCGTGGAATTAATGCAGCGACCAAGTTTATTGATTATGGTGATGTAGCAAAGAATGCTGCACCATTACATGATTATGGTCATATTCTGATCACTAGCAATATAATGCCTAATGGTCTGTTCAAATTCAGAACAGACACTGGTGCTACTGATAAGTTTACACCTAACTGGAACGGTAGTGGTGTTATCAAGATTAGGAACTTTGAAACTATTCCTCCTCTTGACGTTAGTATTGTATCGGAAGGTGGATTCAGAGCACTTGGTGGTGCAGCAGATACTACTCTTGTTACAGAACCAACCGAAGGATTGTTCAAAATTAGTGGGGATTCAACAGTTGTTGCTTCTCTACTACACGTTGGATCTGGTTCACTCAAGAAACTTTCTGGTGCCTCAGAGTCTATCACTTTCAATCCAGAAGAAAGACAGATTCTATTCTCCTTTACTGGAACTCTCACAGAAAGATACTCACAAGATCATGTTGGTGAAGGTGTACTCTTCACACTTCAAACTGCTGTTGAGAAATCGGTATTCAGTTACTCTGGTTCTGGCGACCTCTTTGGATTTAATAATCTTGAGGAAGCAAGAGTATATGATTACAACTGTAGTTCTATTGTTGAATACAGATACCTTGATTACGGTCTTATTGTTGATAGAAACAATCTTGCAGTTACGCAGATTGGAACAACAACAATCTCCACTCCAACAACTGGACCTTCAGGAGCAATCCAAGTTGCAACTGGTGCAACAGTAACCATTGCTCCTGGTGCATCTTACACTGTACCAAATCAACTATCCACTCCTCAATACTTTGAGGATTATGGATCTGTTACCAAAAATGCAGCACCTCTACGTGATTATGGTTGGATCCTCGGAACAATTGCCGATGGTCAACCTGGATGTAAGTATGGCAATATTGAAATTGAAGGTGTTGCAGATGTTCAGTTTACACCAAGTTGGGTTGGTGAAGGATTCATCAAACTTAGTGGTGATGCGTATGTACCACTTGAGGCAAGAGAACTTGGTAGTGGAAATATCAAGAAACTTGGTGGTGCAGCAGAGACTGTTGGATTCTCGGAAGTATCTACAGATCTATTCAAGATCAGTGGTACACCTACTGTTGGTATTACTGCAGTTACTATCAACGAAGGAAATCTCTTCGGTATTGGTGGTGCAGCAGAGTCTGCAACATTCAATCCACCAGAAGAAACTCCACTTCTCAAGTTTACTGGATCCGCAGAACCACCTCTTCTCGTATACAGCGAGTTTTCCTCTGGAACATTATTCTCGTTTGCTGGTGGCGACGAAAGAAATACATTTGCTTGGGAAGGCAGTGGTGGTATCAAACTACTACCAAGAAAACCAGAGACTTACGAACTTTCAGAACTTGCAGCATTTACACTGCAAGATTATCAACTGTGTTCTCCATACATCAATCTTGGAGATACAAGTTTCTACTCTTCTCATACTCAACTTGGTTGTACACAACTCAAGTGGCTCAGTCTGGAAGAGTCTCACGAGAAACATACCGAGGTATACAGTCTAGGTCTCTGCTTTGATCAACCAGAACTTGATTATGGTCTCATTGTTGATCGCAATGCAGTTGCGTGTGTCACAATTAACGGTGGTACGGTAACTACAAATACTACAGCAACAACTGGATGCACTAAAGTTGCTGTTGGAACAGTATTACAGATTGCTCCTGGTGTTACCTACGAAGTTCCACCACAACTCTCTGTACCAACAGACAAACAGAACTACGGAGATATTCTCAAGGATCTTACTGGTGCTCGTATTGATTACGGTCATATTCTTGATAGCACTAGTATCAATTGCCCATTCGGTTCTCTCGGAACTATTGGTAATAACGCCGAACATTCGTTTACCAGAATTACTTCTGGAACAAATGAAATCGGTGGAATTATTAGACTCAGTGGTGAGACTGACGTATTCTTCACACCTCCATATATTGTTGAGGGTGGAATTACAATTCAAGGTGCAGCAACAACGCTGTTCAGTCTATTACATCCCTCCGAAGGTGGAACTATCGCAGCATTCAGTGGTGCTGCAGAAACTGTCAGATGGTCACCAGACGAAGAACAACTTCTCTTCACTACGAAGGGTGCTGCAACCACACTGTTCAGTCTACTTCATCCTGGTTCTGGTATTATCCGTGTTACCCCAGGTGTTGATCAGGCGAGAGCAGCACGTCCACCTGCTGGTGGTTTCATTAACATCAGTGGTGGTGCAGTTGAAGCATTCATTGCAAATCCACCAGAAGAACAAGTTCTCTTCAGATTTACTGGAATTGTTGGAGAGTCGTTTACTCCAGCATCCCATATTGGAGAAGGTGTTCTATTCACCTTCAATGGTTCTTCCGAACTACTTACGTTTGCAGAACAACCAGAAGTCAATATCAGAATCTCTGGTGCAGCAGTTACTGTACGTGTTCCAAATCATATCGGTTCTGGATCTCTATTTGCACTATCTGGAGCAGCAGAATCCTTCACTGCGAATCCAGAAGAGAGACAAATTCTCTTCTCCTTCACTGGAACTCTTGCAGAGTCCTTCACTCCAGCACCAGAAATTGGATCTGGACTTGCGAAACTTTCTGGTACAACTTCACCAGAAATCCTTACATTTGCAGAGCAACCATTCGGAACAATCTCTGTTCTTGGAGATGCAAGAGATCGCTTTACACCACAACATATTGGTTCTGGTTCACTATTTGCACTCAATGGTGCTGCAGAAGCAGTTGTATTCAATCCACCAGAAGAAGCACCACTATTCAAGTTTACTGGAGAACTTACAGAAGCGTTTATCGCGAATCCTCCAGAAGAAGGAACCGAGATCAAACTTTCTGGAGATACAACTCCTCAGATTCTCACCTTCGCAGAGCAACCATTTGGTGTTATCTCTGTATTTGGAGATGCAGAAACTCCAAGATCCAGACCATTTATTGGTTCTGGTACGTTCAGGAAATTCTCTGGTGCAGCAGAATCTCTTACTGTCAATCCAGACGAGAAGCAAATGCTCTTCTCGTTTACTGGAGCATCTACCAACAAACATACCGAATCTTACTTCGGTGTGGACACACCAATCAGAATTCGCAGAGGTTCACTCAGCGACTTCCAGACTTACGACTTCCAACCAAACTGGAACGCTTCTGGCACAGTCAGAGTATTTGGCGAAGCGATTACAATTTACTCACCAGTATACTTTGGTTCTGGTACATTCAGAAAGTTCTCTGGAGCAGCAGAATCTCTCACGGTCAACCCAGACGAGAGACAAATGCTCTTCTCCTTTACAGGAGAATCTACAGAAAGAACATCTGCATCTCATGTTGGCGAGGGCAATCTATTCGCATTCAGTGGTGGAGCAGAGAGAGTTGCATATGCACCTACTCTACTCGCAGATCTCAGAATCAACGGCGAAGTCGGTATTCGTTATGTACCTAACAACGTTGGATTTGGTAACATCTTCAACATTGGTGGTTCTGCTGAATCTGTCACCTTCAACCCAGATGAAAGACAACTACTATTCTCCTTCACTGGTGAGGTAGTTGAATCCTTCGGTGTTGCCGAGACTAAGCAGATTGAAGTTGATGTTGCTGGTGATGGTTCCTTCATCAGATCTCGTGCATATGAAGGTTCTGGAACTATCTCCGTATTTGGTGAGTCGTCTAACAAACTGCTCATCAACAACGTTGGATTTGGTAACATCTTTAATCTTGGCGGATCCGCTGAAGCAGTTACTTTCAATCCAACAGAAAGAGATATGCTCTTCTCCTTCACAGGAGAACGCATTGCAGAGAAGAGAACTTCCAGAGAAATCAGTCAAGGTGGAGTTATCACCATCACTGGCACTGCTGGAGATCCATCTCTCGCATTTGCGGAGCAACCAACTGTTCTTACAAAGATCAGCGGCAAGGTATTCTTCACTACTCACCGCAGTATTGTTGGTACTGGTTCACTCTTCGCATTCTCTGGTGGGGCAGAAGCAGTTGGCGCAGTTCCACCAACAGATCAAGCACTATTCAAGGTTGTTGGAGATTCCGAGAACAAGAGATCTGCAGTATATGTTGGATCTGGTTCTCTCAGAAAACTATCTGGTGCTGCAGAGTCTGTCTCGTTCAACCCAGACGAAAGACAGATGTTGTTCTCCTTCACTGGAGAAAGAATCTCCGAGAAGAGAACTTCCAGAGAAATCAGTCAGGGTGGAACTCTCAAGGTATCTGGCGAGTCCAGTGTTCTTCTCACTCTTGCTCATCAGGGCGAAGGAACAATTCCAGTTACTGGAGATACCAAGTTTACCAGAGCAAGAGATTTTGTTGGATTTGGTACACTCAGAAAACTATCTGGTGCTGCAGAATCTCTCACCTTCAATCCAACAGAAAGAGACATGCTCTTCTCCTTTACAGGAGAACGCATTGCGGAGAGAACAACATTCAGAGAACTTGGAACAGCAGGCAAGTTTACCTTCACTGGAACAAGCGGTGATCCTCTACTCACATTTGCCGAGCAACCATTCGTTAACATTGATGTTACTGGCGACTCCGTTGATATTCGCTCCCGTGCATATCAAAGTACAGGAACCCTCTTCGCAATCAACAATGTTGATGAGGCATTCATTAGAACTGGTTATCAAGGTTCTGGTTCACTCAAACTTTCTGGAATCGCACTTGTCCAAGTACAACTCTTCCAACCTTCTCGTGTTTATGTTTGGATAATCTAATTAGATAAATACATTTGAGAAAAACTGTGCGCTACGATGACCACTCAGGTACAATTTAGGAAAGGCACAACTCCCGAACACGCTCTATTCACTGGAGCAGTTGCTGAAATTACAGTTGATACTGATAAGAATACAGCAGTAGTACATGATGGTAGTGATATTGGAGGTTTTGAACTCCAACGTGCGAGATGGGAAGTTGTAAGTTCAAATGGTAATTTATCTTGCGGACTCAGATGGTTAGTTGATACCTCTGCTTCCGCATTAACTTTAAATATGCCGTATGAATCCGCAGGTGTAATTCCACATGTCGGAGATATGTTGGAGTTGGTTGACTTTAAAGCAACCTGGGCTATAAATAATGTTACGTTAACAACAAGTGGTGGACAACAGTTTTTGAACAAGTTTGGGAATATTGATTCCGAATTTATTCTTGATGTCGCTGGATTATATGTTCAGTTTATTTGGGATGGAACTTATTGGAGGATCCTAGCATGAGTTTATATCTCAGCGCAAGCACAGCAGCATCTAGTCAGATTGTTGCACAATCAAACGATTTTACCGTACATGCTCTAAGAAGAGATAAAGACGGTATGCTTCGTTACACTGTAGCACGTTCTACAGAAGATGAAGTATTTGATTTTCATAGAACTGATGGAGAAGAATACACAGATTTTCTTCAAGGAACTGAATATATTGATGCTACTCCTGGGGTTCCAAGAGAGTATTCAAACGACCCAGATGATAAATATCAACAGTTCAGGTTTGACTTTAGACGCTTGACATATTTTATTGACAGCGATGGATACTTAGTCGCAAGACTAAATAAATCATATGATCACGTAACCCAAGGACCTAAGTAAGGATTTTAAAAATGGCAGATTTTAGACTCGGCAGACTGAAGTTTAAGTGGCGCGGCGATTGGGCGGCGACCACTGCATATGTCATTGACGATATTGTCAAGTTTGGTGCAAACTCTTATGTTTGTGTAGTCAACCACACTTCGTCAGCGGCAGAATCTTCATTCTATGGCACTGACCTTAGTAATTGGGAACTCCATACTGAAGGTCTGGTAAACAAAGGACCATGGGTTGCTACTACTGGGCAAAACAATACACCAGTTTACTACAAAATTAACGATGTAGTTAAGTATGGTAATACTTTATATCGTTGTACTACTGGACATACTGCGACTAGCACGTTCGCACCATCAAACTTTGCTACCTACTTAGAAGGTCTTAAGTTTGAGGATACGTGGACAAGTGGTGTAAATTATGAGCAGGGTGACATTGTAACTTATGGTGGTTATAGCTACGTAGCTCAAACTATCCATGCTAACAATATTACACCAAACCTTGATACAACCAACTGGAATATTCTAACCACAGGATTTTCCGCAGAAGGTGTTTATAATACAAGCACGGTTTATGCTCCTGGATCTGTTGTTAGATACGGTGGTAACAACTACGTTTGTAAAGTTACAACAAACCAACTCGCATCTTATGTACTTACAAATCTGAGTGGAGCTGGAACTCTTGTTACAGCATCGTTCCAATCAACACAATCTTCAGCACCATTTGCTGCAGGAGATACAATCACCATTGCTGGTGTAAACCCAGGTGGTTATAATGGATCTTTCTTAGTAGCATCTTGCACAACTTCACAAGTTGTGTTCAATCACACAGAAACCGCAACATATGTAAGCGGTGGTACTGCAACTGAAGTTTCTGATCCTACCGCATCTAAGTTCTGGGATCTTCTCTCGGAAGGTTTCAACTGGAATGGTCAGTGGAATTCTTCAACAGTTTACCAACTCGGTGATGTTGTTAACAGAAATGGTAACTCATACGTTTGTATTACCTCAGACACATCTGGAGCGGCATCTGCACCAGAACTTGATGCAAACGGAAATTTCTGGAACTACCTATCTCAGGGTGGTGACGCTGCTCAGGTACTACAAGAAACTGGAGACCTTCTCTATCAGGCAGCGGGTGGTATTAACAGAATTGCACTTCCTGTTGGATCTACTGGTAGTGCTGCAGAACAAGCAGTTGCAAGTGGTCAAGTTCTAACTGTTGGTGGTTCACCACTTCTACCTAGATGGGAATCAAACAACACAACTGCTCCTGTTTACTACGTTACCAAAGAGGGTAACAATGCAAACCACGGTAGAAGCATCTCTAGAGCATTTGCTTCACTACGTTATGCTTGTGATTACATTGGTGCAAAAACTGGTGCTGACGCTCCTTCCGCATCAAATCCTCACACAATCTATGTAAAGGCAGGTGTCTATGAAGAGACCCTACCAATTCAAATTCCTCAGTTCGTTTCCGTAATTGGTGACAACCTAAGAACTTCTGTTATCAAACCTGAATTCGGACTTGACTCCGATATGCAGGCACTTGTACTTGGCACTTCTGTAACTCACCTCAAGTTTGGTGATACTATCAGTAACTCTACTGGAACTAAGACTGCTAAAGTTCTTGACTCTGATTATGCAACTAACGTTCACCTCCTTAACCTAACTGGTGGTCAGTGGGATACTAATGATCAATATGTTGACATCGTAAGTCATACACATGCAGATGCGTTTAATTTAATTACAACAAATAAAGCGTTTATCGCAGCAGAAGCATATCACCGTCATGCTGCAAATGAAGGTGCTGTTGGTGGTGTTGAAGCGACTGTCAAGACTCGCTTGGAAGAATTTATTGATGCACTTGCATACAACGTTAAAGCAGGTCAAAACAATAAAGTTTGGGATTATGCAAACGCTTTAATTGGTGGTACTGCAGTTACAGGAGATTCAACTCAAGATACCACACTTCTAAACTACATTGACAGTATCGCAACGCAAGTAATGCGTAATGAAACTGTAACGGTTTCTTCTGGAAATGTTCTAACCCAGACTAAAGATCTTGGTATTACAACGGATTCTTCATCCCCATATTGTGCATCTGTTGCATCAGCAATCACAACTCTAGTTGGAATTGTAACTACTGCTATCAGCAACACCAATATGAGTGCAACCACTAAGGTTGAACCTTATATTGCGGTTACTTCTGCAGTGACTCGCGTAAACCAAGAGTCTACAATGTTCTACGTTGGTTCCCATACCACCGTTAAGGACATGATCTTTGAAGGAATGAGTGGATTCGTTGCTTCAGGAAGTGATGACCAGGACATGGACACCTCTACAATCAGGGGTGTCTACTTCAGACTTGATCCTAACTCACCAATTCAAAAATCACCATACATCCAAAACTGTACTGCAATTGGCGGTGCAGCAGTTGGTATTATGATTGATGGTGCAGTTCACGCACACTTTGATAATTCAGCAACACCATCTTATAAGTCAATGGTGTTTGATGCTTACACCCAGATCCTAGATGGTGGTGTTGGTTTCTATGTAACTAGAGGCGCTTCTTCCGAGATTGTTTCTTGCTTCACATACTACGCTCACATCTCATACAGCACAACCAGAGGTGGTAAGATTCGTGCTGTTTCTGGTAACTCTTCTTATGGTAAGTACGGTGTTATCTCTAGAGGATTTGACGACACTGAAAACACCATTAATGGTGAAGTTAAGGGTCTAAGACTAGAACTTGATCCTCAGCAAGCGAAGAACGGTTCGTTCCAAGCGGGTGAAAGAATTACTGGTGGTACATCAAACGCAGTTGGTGAACTAATCAGCGATCAAACTGCATCTAATTACATCTATTACTTCCCAGTTAAAGGAACATTCGTTCAAAACGAAGTTGTTACTGGTGCTACATCCGCAGCATTTGTTACCCTACTCAACAATACAGACGCAGTAACTGGTCAGAAAGGATTCCTACTTACACTTACTGGTCTATCTTCAGCACCTGACCAAGGTGGTTCTGTTGAGATGGTTAATGATGGAATCAACGATGACCCAGGTTCATTCGTTATCTCCAACTCCAGCTACACTCCACCAGATGGTAGAGGTACTCTTGGAGTTCAGAGAGCAAGACTTGGTTCTACTCCAGTAGCACATGATGGTACATCCAGTATTGATCTATATGCAGATTCTGGAAACAGTGCAACTCTACAAGGAACTATCCTTCAAACAGCAACTTCACCATACACAATGGCAGTTGATGCTATTGCTGGAATGGTTATTGGTGGTTATCTTGTCATCAACGATGAGATGTTCCAAGTTGTACAGTTCCCATCATCCACTTCAGTTGAAGTTACTCGTGCTGTAGAAGGAACTACTGCTCAGGCACATAGTTCTGGAGATGCAATTGCAATTCTACAACAGAAAGTTGTTGGACAAGACGAAGTTATTGAAGACTTCAGTAACGCTGTAACTGATATTCGTGTTTCCGCTGCAAATATTTCATTCGCAGTTGCTGACTACATCAAGATCAACAATGAATTCTTTAAACTAACTGCAGTAACACCAGATGCAACTGGTATTACAATTCTGCAGATGGCAGACGAGAAGACTGTTGGTGCGACCGATGGTCAGGACATGAAGATCCGCTATCGTTACTCACAGTGTCGTCTAACTGCACACGACTTCCTAGACGTTGGTACTGGAAGTAAGGCAAATACTAACTGGCCATTCCTACCTCTCTCACCAAATACACCTGCTAACGAGACTATTGAAGACCGCCCAGGTCGTGTTTACTACGTCTCCACTGACCAAGATGGTAACTTCTCCGTTGGTAGATTCTTTAAGGTTGAACAGGCAACTGGTAAGGCAACCCTAGACGCTTCCGCGTTTGACTTGTCTGGTCTATCCTCCTTGAGACTGGGTTCAATCGGTGCTCAACTTGGTGCATCAATTAACGAATTCTCTACTGATGGAACTCTATCACAGAACAGTGATGAAAAAGTTCCAACTCAGAGAGCAGTTAAGACTTATGTTGACAATCTCTCTGGTGTTGACGGTGACTTTAATGTTGGTGGAAACCTCTCTGTTGCTGGATCTACCACAACTGTCAACTCCACAACTCTAGAGGTAAATGATCGTAACATTGAACTTGGTTCTGTTGCAACTGGATCCTTTACTGGCGACGTTGCATTCGGTCAAACCACAATCACAAATGTCAGCGATACTTCAAACATTGCTCCTGGTGTTGCAATCACCCTAACAGGTGGTGCTGGTTCAATTACACTACCTGCTGGTGCATTCGTTCAGAGTGTCTCTGGAACGACTGTAACACTTGATCAAGCATTCCAAGGTGCTGGTAGTGCTACGGGTGCTTCATTCAATGCTGGAGGTCCTTCTAACACCACTGCAAACGGTGGTGGTTTAACGATCCTTGGTGGTGGAGATGGCGATAAGTCATTTACATTCGGTACTGCAAACAGCGGTACATTTAACTCCTCGGAGCACATTAACCTTGCTAACGGTCATTCCTTCTACATCAACGGTGTAGAGGTTCTAAGTTCCACTCAGGTTCTTGGATTGAGTGTTGGTGGTTCAGGTGGTGGTATCGTTACCGAAGATGCAGCACAAACACTAACTCAGAAGACTCTATCTGGTGGTACTCTAACGGGTACTCTAACTGCAGGTGGTTCCGCTGGTTCTGCTGGTTACTACCTAGAATCAACTGGTTCTGGTGTTCAGTGGTCTCAACTTAGTGTTGATGCTTCTGCAATCACCAACGGTACTTCTAATATCACTGCTGCTGCAAACTCAGACATTACAGTTACGACTGGTGGTTCACTCTGTGCAACATTCAACACTTCCAATAACTTGGTTGTTGTTGGAACTGTTACCGCACAGTCCTCTATTGCCCTTAAGGACAACGTAGAAACTATCTCCGATGCTCTTGATAAGGTAATGAACCTACGTGGTGTTGAGTTTGACTATAAAGCAAATGGTAAGCACCAAATCGGTGTTGTTGCTGAAGAGGTTGAGAAAGTCTTTGGTTGTGTTGTTGATGAAACAAACGGAATCAAGTCCGTTGCTTATCAAAACCTTGTCGCAGTTCTAATTGAAGCGGTTAAGGATCTTAAGAATGAGATTGACGAACTAAGAGGAGTCTGATACATGGCAGTTACATTTGGTGGAGATAACATCTCAACAGATGGATCTTCAATTACTAAAAGAGTAGGAGTTGCCATCGGAGGTGATGGTAACTCCAGTGGTGGTAATGAGTCTGAAGTTCTATCTAATGGAACTCGCCCAACATATCAGCAAGGTAAACCTTGGGGTATGAGACACATTACCAACCCACAAAACGATACAGGTTATTGGACATATAGTTCACAGACTTCTCCTGACGGAAAACGTGGAAATTATGGTGGAAGTTTAGGTGCTTGGATTAATGATGGTAATGGTAGATTTACAGCACCACAAGATGGACTTTACCAATTTGGATCACATGGCATTGCTTATGGTTCAAATAACGATGGTAGATTTGCTGTTTATGTAAATGGTAATAAAAAAATCCATTCCATTGCACAAACTCAAGGTGGAAACCATGCAGGATTTAGAGGAATTTCTGCTGGTATTAGACTTAGTGCTGGTGACTATGTAAATTATGCACAATATTCTGGAACTGGATGCCACACTGGTAACTGGTCTGGTTTCTCAATGACACTCATCGGATAATCAAATGGCAACACAAATTAACGGATCGCAAATTCAAAGTGATGGAAATCTGCAGTTTTCCACAACAGATGGTGTAGTTGCAACACATTACACCGATGGTACTGTAACCACACCCCAGAGACCATGGTTTAAGTATTCATCTCAAGGTACAGGAAACCCATGGGATTCATACAACCAACAGTTTAGTGGAGTAAATAATGGTGGAGATGGTCAAGTAGGAAACTGTTTTAATACTTCTAACGGTAGATTTACTGCTCCAAGAACAGGGTTATACCATTTCAACCTTTCTCATATTACAACAGGAAATAATAGCGATACTAGAATCGCTTGTTACATCAATGGATCATATCATTTCAGAAGATCTATTGTTGTACATACAAATGGTCCACACCATAATAACGCGAACCAAGGACATACATGTTACTTGGCAGAAGGAGACTATGTTCAGGCAGCAGACCACAGTGGTGGAAATTCTCACCAAGGAACTTGGAACTGCTTCAATGGATATTATGTCGGTGAGTACAGTTAATTAAGGAATTTTTTAAAAATGGCAATCACATTAGGACCAAATGGGTTTTCATCTGATAGTAACACTATCAAAACTCAAGTAAGTAATACAACAGTAGTTGAGAACCACACCGTTGCTGGTGGATCTACTAACGCTAACCAAAGATTACCAATGAAAAAACACACTCCTGCTTGGGGTGGGTATCCAACTAGTGGTCATAGTCAGGGACAAGTTTGGAGTAATTATTCTACGAGTGGTAGTTATAGATTTAATAGTCCTAATAGTGGTTTTAATGCATCTACTGGTAGATTTACAGCACCAGTTGAAGGCACATATGTATTGAGCATGGGTGGTATTTCTCACCAGGCAACCAACAATTGCCGTTATGCACTAAGAAAAAATGGTAATAATAATGCAGCGCATTGTATTACTTCTCGTGATGGTGGAAGCTATTCAACAGTTTGTGTTTCTGTAACTTGGTATCTTGCTGTTGGAGATTATGTTGAATGTATTGTTTATGACCAGGGTCGTGCTCATGGTGGAGATTGGAATTATTTCCACGGATATCTAGCTGGATAATTTGTTATAAATAACTAAGACAAACAGATTAAGACATTTTTTACAATCATGGCAGTCACTACTTATACAGTTGAACTTAATGAAGCTCAGCAGAAAGCACTAGAATACGTTGCTGTTGATCCTGCCGAGTGGATTCGCAATGTTGTTCACAATCGTTGCAGAATGGCGATGGAAGATATCTACACTTCTGAAGTTGAAAGAATGACTAATGATCCTAATATCAGCGCAATTCCAGCAGATAAGAATCAAGTTGTCATTGACGCAGTTATTCAAACAGCAGCAGAAGCTCAAGCAGCATCCGAAGAAGAACTTACTGGAGCATGATTGAATCAAATTTGATTTGATTTTCTTGTTTATTTCTCAGTATAATTATAATGAAATTTAAAAATATCTTAGTCGTTGGCGGTGGCTCATCTGGTTGGATGACTGCCGCTGCTATTTGCAAATTTTTTAAACCAGAGGAAGAAGTAAAAGTATCTCTGGTTGAATCCAAAAATATTAAAACAATCGGTGTTGGTGAATCAACCATTGCATCAATCAATTCTTTTCTAGACATTCTTGGTTTAGGAAACGATGAAGATTGGATGGCAGAATGTGATGCCACGTATAAAAATTCAATCCGATTTACAGATTTTAGAGATAACGATACTGTTTTTGAATATCCATTTGGTGGTACTTGGAACTTTGAAAATGGTGTAATGTCATGGGCAGAAATTAAAGCTAAGTACAAACTACATCCAGATTCATTTTCAGAATTTTTTAATGAGAATACTTTTTTAGCAAAGTACAATCGTTGTACGAAAAATGAAAAAGGGTATCTTGATGGATTTAATTTTAAGCAACATACCGCATATCATTTTGATGCAGAACTTTTTGGTCAATTCTTAAAGAAAAGAATTTGTGATCCAGCAGGTATGCCTCATTACATTGATGATATTGTTGGCGTAGAAAAAGATTCACGAGGACATCTTCAATGTGTAATTGGAGAGTCTGGGGAAAAATATGAAGCAGACCTGTTCGTAGATTGCACTGGATTCCAATCTTTGCTTCTAGAAAAAGAAATGGGTTCTAGATTCATTTCCTATAAACCATGGTTAGAAAATGATAAAGCTTTAGCAACATGTATTCCATATGTTGATAAAGAAGAAGAAATTCATAATGTAACTAACTGCACAGGAATTGAAAACGGATGGGTTTGGGATATCCCACTATGGAATCGCATCGGAACAGGTTATGTGTATTCAAGTGATTTTGTTGATGATGAGACTGCAGAGAAAGAATTTAGAAAACATTTAGCAAGAGATCCTAGATTTGCTAAACGTGCAGAAGAAGCAGAACTTCGTAAAATTGATATTCGTCATGGAGTTCATGAAGAAGGGTGGGTTAAAAATGTTGTAGGTATTGGTCTTGCATATGGATTTGTTGAACCATTAGAGTCTACAGGATTGGTTTCAACACATAGTAATATTATTAGATTCCTAGAAATTCTACAAAGAAGGAAATTTAATATTAATAGATTTGATATTGATACGTACAACTATGCAGCTGCACATGAATTGAATGGGTTTAGAGACTTTGTAGGATTGCACTATTGCTTATCATCCAGATGTGATACACCATACTGGCAACATGTCACTCAAGAAAAATCATATCGTGGTTTAAGTCATGATGACAGAGCTCTGCAAGTTGTTCAGGGTAGCAATCAAATGACTTTCACGGATAACTTTGAGGCAGCAATGCATGTCACTTTGATCCATAAAGTCTGGACTCCTCAACTTGCAGGATGGAACTACATTTTAGGTGGAATGGATTATTGTCCAATAGGAGATTATTTCTACGATCTATTGTGTGAAGACTATCCAGAAGTTGATGATAGAGTAACACAAACATATGAACAATGGAAAGAGCATACAGAAAATATTATTGCATATGTTCAAACGCTACCAACACACTATGAGTTTTTGAAGGAGCATATTTACAAAGATGAAACTGACTGAGATCACCACAAAATCTGGTAAAAAAATAGAAGTTTATGATGATTTATTTCATCCAGCTACTATCAACGAATTTTATTTTGATTTAAGAACTATGGAATTTCCATTAGTTCCTCAAAATGATACGTCAGTTTTAGATTTTCAGGGTGTGTTTGGTTTCGGAAAAAATCTAGACCCATCTATTATGTTGGGTCTAGTAAAACGTGCAAAAGATGCTTTTCCTCTGCATAGTTTTCTAAGAAATACAATAGTACATAGATCTTGGGTTAATGTTTTCAACGGACAACACCCTACTAACAGATATCACAGTGATCAAGACTGTATAGAAGTTGGAGACTATGTTAGTATGCTCTACTATGCAAATCCAAAATGGGATCTTGAGTGGGACGGTGGAACAGTGTTTAGATCAGATGATTATGAAGAAATTGAATACATGTCTGATTACAAACCAGGAAGAATTGTGTTGTTTGAAAGTAGCATTCCACATAAAATTTACCAAACATCTTCACTAGCACATCCATATAGATTTACTATAAACACTATTTTTAAGAACGAAAACTTAAAGAGGATGAGATGAGTATTTTTTATATTGATGCACCCTGTGCAATAAAACCTTTTAAAAAACACGATCTCCTTAAGGAAGATACCCTTGACTATATTGATCATGATATGAGAAAGTCAAATCTCAAGTCGGAAACTATGAATATCCTTTCCGATTGGGGATCTACGTACAAAAACAAAGGTGATAAAAAATACTGGGAAGTAATTCGCGAATCTATTCATGAACATATGCATGATGTTTTAATTAATGATTTTGGATATGTTTGGTTTGAAGTTGGAAACTATTGGTATCAACAATATATTGAAGGTGGTAAACATGGGTGGCATGTCCATATGAGAACCATGTTCACTTCCGTATATTATTTGGAATATCCAGAAGGGTCTCCACCAACTGAGTTTATGAACTCTATTACTAAACAAGTTTTCGCATTAGATGAGATTAAAGAAGGAGACATCTTAACTTTTCCCAGTTACGTTGTACACAGAGCTACAGAAAATAAAACAAAAAATAGAAAAACTATTCTTTCTTGGCATAGTGAGACTGAGTGTGGAAATTCTTATGCAACGTCTCAAACATAAATACCTCTAGGAAAACTATAGGTATATCGTATGGCTCAGCCTGCCAGTAGGACCGAGCTAAGGGACTATTGTCTTAGACAGTTAGGGTTCCCAGTTCTGGAGATCAACGTAGACG